TTCAGTAAGAGAATATTCTTTCTTCCAAACGGCCTCAAGAGCATCATCATCATTCAAAAGAGGACCAGGACGATCAAACTCAGAAGAATCATAGTTCCAGTAACCTGCAACTTTCTTTAGTTTAATCTTAAAATTAGCACCTTGCCAGAAGTCGAAGGGGTTAATAGGCTCTTCATCTTCGAACTCGGGTTGCATCGCATCCATGATCTTATCAAAGATCTTCTTACCGAACTTGTAAAGGAACACACCTCCCTCATTTTGAGGATTAGCAGGATCTTTTACAACATAGATGTTTGCGTAGAAGGAAAGTTTACGTTTCTGTTTACGAACAGTATCTTTATCTGATTCGTTACCACTATTCCAGAGTTCACGATTTAATTCACTCACAGGGTCTTTACCACCAGTTGTAGTGAGTGAATTCTCAATATACCATCCACCATTACCTTGGAAGGCGTGTGAAAACAATTTTACCCATGGAAGATCTTCCCCATCAGGAGCGGGAAGGAAACGAATAACGGCATAACCATTACCGCTCTTATCCATTACAGGTTTCCATAGACGCTCGTCAGCTCCACCTTGACCACCTCCATTTTGCTTCTCTACCTCTTTAACCAGTTTGGCTGTAAGGGATCCAAGAGAAGAACTCTTTTTTAAGTCAGAGAATGACATTTGTACCTCGTATGTTTGTATTTGGCTTTTGTCTCAGTTTTTGGTGGGGTAACTGAGGACCCCAAGTCAGTATAGGTCAAATTGACAGTGATGTCAAGAGTCCTCGATGACCTTTTTCATAGTATTGATTACCTCTTCCATACTTTTAAAGACATAGTTAAGATCTTTGTCCTTAAATCCCATATCTTTTGCAGAATTGACAATATTTTCTCTCATAACTTTAGCTTCGGGGTCATTAGAAAGACTTAACCTAGCATAGAGAATTTGTTGTGTTTTTAACAGTTCTTCCATCATTTCTACATGAAAAATTTTATCCTTCTTTGTCATTTCAGAGAATGATAAAAGGTGAGAATAAATTTTATCCTGCAACTCAGCAATTTTTTCTATTTCATTTTGAACTAATTCTGACTTGAAAAAACTCATTACTTCTCCGGAACTACTAATTTCTTTAAAATTTTTTTATATTTAAATATATCTATATGTAAAAAGGAAGAGTATTTTTTTATCCTAGAGCTTACAGATTCCCAAACAGGATCTAAAAGTTTCTTGTCAAAATCTCTCATGTAAGAAAATATTCTATCATAAATTACCATTACTTCGATTGAAATTTCATCATTTAAATACTTTTTCAAAATGATAGGATGACCTTTTGAACAATCAAAGATGTCATCAACTTTATGTTCACCAAAAATACTTTCGGATTCATTTTGAAAGATATATGTAAGAGATTGAGTTCTCCTCTTCCAATCAGAGTAATTTTTTTCTCCATTATTCATAATCTCCCCAATCCATAATGAATTTGGGTCAGTACAAGAAATGAAGTTGGAAACAAAAAATTCAATTACTTCTTCATCATTTTTTTGCCTACTCAGTTTTTCAAAAAAGAATCGATCTCTCCTTTTATAAAAGGATTGCAAAGAAGCTTTTGATTTACCACAATACTTATGGTAGTCATACTTTGGTTTTGTAAAGTGATTTTTTAGTCCGAGATAAGACTTATAAGTTTCGAAGGGTGTCACTTTTGGAATCATTATTTTCGGTAATTATTTAAGAATCAATAACCAAACTATATCTTGGTTGAGTTACATTTTCAGGAACACTGTGTATTATATCAGGAGGAATACACATTAAAGTGTTTGTTGGAACATCGAGTTGGAATTTTTTTCCATCAATATCAAACATAGTTCCACGTCCTTCTGGATTATCCAAATAATATATTGATGTAAATCTAGACTTAGAGTGATTATGCCAACTAATATATTTCATACTATCATCAGTGTAGTTTACCCAACATTTTTCTATACTATTAAATCCAGATAAACATAAGAAAGTTTCTAGGGGTTTTACATTCATCAAATGCAAGTGTAGATTAGGATTTGTCTGTAAACCAGGCCATCTGGGCCCCAAATTCTTGAGATGTTTTTTTGACTCATTTAAGAGACCAATCCTCTCTTCCTCATCCAATACATTATAGTAAATTCGGATACCATATGTTTCATACAGGAAGTTTTCCATAACTGGTTCTCTTCAACAGATTTAAATCAATAGCTTCACACTTAAGTTTTTCCTTAAGTGGTTTTGACATTAATTTTGGAATTGATTCTACATCAACATTATTTTCCCCACAAAAAAAGACAATAGCATCAATATACTTCATGTCTCTATTTGTTTTCACAATATTTTCAATCTCCTCAGAAAATTTTCTAGAGCAGTAGAATTTAGACTCAATTAAATTGTCGATGTCTTCTCCTTTATTTTCTTTCATAAGATTGTAGTTTAAATTCAACAAATTCTCTAATGTATTCTGCGAGTAAATTGATATACTTTTTTTTGTTATACTCTTCATAGACTTCCACCTCTCCATTTTCGCAGGTCATAATGATTACAAATTTTTTAATGATGAGACCCTTCATTTCATACAACATACAAGCGTATGCTGCACACTGAACAAAGTAATCTTCAATCCATTCTCTTTTTTTAGGTTGAGCTGCTGTCTTGAAGTCAATGACAGCCAACTCAGGTTCACCATTTTCTCCAGTATGTTCTGCTATACAGTCAACAGAACCAGCAATACCCAGTTCAGTACTATACAATGCAGTCTCTTGACATAGAATGTTATCAATCTTATTCAATTCAGGTTTGGCCTGTTTGAATAAGTACTGAGATAAAGGAAGAACATTAGAGAAGGTATCTGAGTTGTTCAGATACTCTTCAATCAAAGTGTGAGCATCAGTACCACGATGAGTAGCCTTACGAGTAATGTTGTTGGCTTCTTGTTCACCAACTTTTCTTCTCCACTCCTTAAACTTGTTCCTATTCCTCCAACCAATCACTGATGTGATGGATGGCATCTTTACAAATTTTTCAGTTCCAAATATTTTGTAATAACGAACTCCGTCAATAGTCTCTCGTTCAATGGGAACGAAAGGAACATCCTGATGATTAAACATTACATACCTAATTCAAGTTTAGCAATAATATATTCTTTGACCAGACCAGAACGACAGATATCTTCTGCGGTAAATTCAACAGTGTCGAAGGAAGGCATTGACCTAATGATCTTCATAAAATCCATGATGCCATTTTTCTCATTCTGTTTCGTGAGATCAGACTGAGTGGCGTCACCACAGAACATAATTTTAGATCCTTCACCAACTCTTGTAATTATACTATCAAGTTCGTGAAAATTCAAGTTCTGAAACTCATCAACGATAACAATACAATTATCGAGAGTTGTTCCACGAATAAAAGAAGTAGACCAAAAAGAAATTGTACCCTGAGCTTTGAGATTTGCATAAAGCATCTCAAAGGAAGAGTCATCAGGCATTTCGAACATGTATTTTACCATGTTCTTATAGGGGATCTGAAAGAGTGCTGATTTATCTTCATGATCTCCAGGAAGGAAACCAATCTCTCTCGTAGCCACAAGGGACCTGACGATGTAAATCTTCTCATATGGTGTCTTGGGGTCTAAGACATCTAGAAGAGCGTTGTAGAGGGTAATAAAGGTCTTACCTGTACCTGCTACTCCATAAGCAACCAAGTTTTGATCCAACTTGTATTGACTAAAAAATGTTTCTTGGTTCTCAGTAAGAGGTTCAATCTTTTTAATATAATCAAGATTGATTGGCTTCTTTCTTTTCATAGCTCGATTGCTAGTCCCAAATGGAGTACTACCAATACCTGTTTTACTTTTTCTTGGCATACTTTTAATCGTAATGTTTTAGGGTGCTACCTGGTTGTTGTTTAGCTTTTCCGATCACATCTTTCCATCCCGGATGTTTGGTATAAATTCTACTCAAAGGATCTCCCATTTCAAGTCCCAATTTAGGAGAATTCTCTGGAGTATAGTATCTTTCCCAGTCAGGATTATCTTGACGCCACTGGTCCCAGTCATGAATACTCATGACAATTTCTTTTTCTTC